ATCGGTTTCTCACCGATTTGCGCTTGCTCGACGCTGCTACATTGTTGAGCCAGCAACTGCGCCGTAGGAATGTTCGTGTATTGGCAGGCATGTCCGCTAAGGCACATCTTTAACATCCAATAAAGGAGTATGAGAATGGCACTCACCGTAAACGCCAAAAGCTACGTCGCTGACGGATTTTCCGACAACAGCGTTCGTTTCCAGGGTCCCGGTAAAACTATGTCGACTTTGGATAACCTTATCCAAAAGAAGACGGATCCCAAGCCAACTGACGTGTTTTCGGGCAACGCCCGTTACATGCTCAAGCTGAACCGTACACACACCCTCACGGGTGCGAAGACGACTTCGGCTGTTGGCGGTGTCACTGTCGAGTTCGTTATGCCCGTGGGCATTTCGGACGCCGATCGTGATGCATATTGCGCAGACCTCGGTGCATACATTGCCACCGCTGGTTTCAAAGCAAGCCTGAAGGCCTTGCAGGTAAATGGATAACATCCCACTCCTGCTTGTCCTTTTCGCCTTGCTGGTGGCTTTGAGGCGTTAAACCCTCAGCCACTATCGCGCAATTAAATAGGGGATCCATTATGGACTTTTATACTGGAAAGCGACCGTTCAGGGGCGAGCTGCCCCTTTCCTTCTCAAGGAAGAACGAGTCTGAACAGTTGTTGGCCGACGTACGCCAATATAATAAAGCATCAGATAACAGGGGTCTACGTAATTTGAGATCCTTTCTATCGGTTGTTGTTGGTAACCCAGCATTCTCTGCAGCCAAGCCCGTACTTCACCATCTAAACAATGGCGATTGGGTGTCGGCTGTGGATCGTGCCAAGTCCTTGCTCTCACATGTGTACGAGACACACGAAGAACAATTCGTGTTTGGACAGATCGGTGCGTTCATCAAGAAGTACCCCTTTCCTGCTATGCCGCAGATTGCCGAAGCAAACGGACTCCGCAAGTTTCTTAACGGAGAACGTCGAAATCGGCACCTTAACGCCCTTATGAGGCGTCGGCGGGTGGGGAGCAATCCCGTAACTGGGACGCTCGGGGTAGTGCCTGGTCAGATCTTGACCGACATGAGGGCTTACATCCACCGTCTCCTCGGAGACCGGTGTGCCCTCGCTTCCTTGGTGCATCATGCACGATGGGGCCCAGGTGCAGTTGTAGGGGTCGGCGGCAGGTTCACGAATTTCGCTCGTAAATTTCTGAGCGAAGAGTGGACCTGCACCCCTGCAGCACTGCCTTACTTCCTAACTGTCGCTAAGCGCTTACCGATGTTCTGGGAGCGCCTCGGGTTTCGTGATCCCCTTGACAGGGGGCACGGCATCATTTGTATCGACCCGGAAGGGTTCGATGATGCAGCCCGTAAGCACATAAGGTTGGTGGCACACAACAAAATTAGTATGGCCAGAAAGAACTGCGATGAAGACCGTACCATCGCGTCTGAACCCCTTTGTAACCAACTGCTCCAACTTGGAGTGGATGGTGACATGAAGCAGCGCCTCAAGCGATTCGGAATCGACTTGGCGTTGCAAGGTCCAAACCAGCTCATGGCCCGTGAGGGCTCGCTGGTGGATCTGGGGAACCGTTATTGTACAATCGACTTGACCAATGCTTCGGGGAGTATTTACACTGAGCTCGTTCGCGAGCTCGTCCCCCCGGAGTGGTTCTTGTTGTTGAACAGCCTAAGGTCGCCTGCCTGGAAATACAAGGGCAGGTGCGAAGTTAAGTATCACGGCTTCGCATCCATGGGTAACGGTTTTTGCTTCCCACTTGAGACTATAATATTTGCCTCAATATGTTCCGCCGTCCATGCTTATTGTGGGACGGCGCCCGACTATCGGGTATATGGTGATGACATCATCATCAGACAGAACGAAGCCCTTGTTGTCCTCGAAGTTCTGAGGTCGCTGGGTTTCAAGGCAAACGCGGACAAGACCCATATCATTGGGCCGTTTCGCGAGTCGTGTGGAGCAGACTGGCACTGCGGGAAGCCGGTTCGACCGGTGTATGTTGACGACGACCTCGGAAGTTTCGAGAATCTCGTCCGCACCCACAATGCTCTTGCTCGTTTACCGAACGAGTGGGCGGGTCCGCTATCAAATGCGGTTGCCCGAGTGATGCCCTCCTTTGCTAATAAGTTCGTCCGCCCCTTCGGGTGCGAGACGGATGAGGCGATTGATGGGCGGCACTGGCATGGCCCTCGGCGGGGATATTACCTGTGGAATAAAACCCACAGATGTCCCGCCTGGTATGGCCTGTCCTTTACAGCCAAAGCTGATCGGACGATTGGGAGACACGCTCAGTACCATACAG